ATCTGTTCCTTGGGGGCCTGACCGGGACGTAGGGGATCGAGGGGGGCGTGCTTGTCTGTCAGGCACTTGAACACGGCCCCGGCCACGGCGTCAGCCACGTCCTTTGACCCGCGGCTACCGTCCGGGTTCCTGTCGCGGTGGTCGATCTTGTCCTTCTTCACGTCATGCTCCAGGCCCGTGAGTTCCTGATAGAGTATCACACGGGCAAGGGCGGCTTCCACAGCTTCCGGCCGGCCTACCCTCACCAGCTCGGCAGCCGATCCGATCAGGAGTCCCCTTGGCCATGGGGCGGACACCCGCCGCTCGTTCATTGCCTGGCGAGCGTCACGGTACGGCTGACTGGTCTTGTCGGTACTGAGGAGCTCCGCGGTGAACCCGGCCTCGCGGAGGCGCTGTAGGTGATCGAAAGACATGTACTGGTCGGCCGTGATCGAAGCGATGTGGTACCCGCACCGCCGCAGCCAGTCGATAAACACCCGGATCTTGCGGTAGTCGATGGCCTGCTTGAACGGGCCGCCGATGATCCCGAGGAAGAAGTCTATCTCTACTGTCTTCACCACCTCGCTCGTGCCGACTTGTGCAGTGTCCCCCGAAAGTTCTTCCGCGGCTTTCTCGACGACCTCATGGCCGGAGGGGTGGACCATGGCCATCCCGGTTCGGTCGCCGCCCTGGGAGAGGTCGAGGTGAATGTAACGGGGCGCGGCGGGGTGCCGGATCGGCCGGAGCCTCCCCATCTCGATGCGCGTCACGAGCTCGTGCTCGAAGGAGTCCTGGAGCCGGGCGCTCTGCCCTTCGTAGACCGGGATCTCCTGTGAGGTGAAGGGGAACACCAGGTCCGGGTCGAACATATCCCGGATCACCTCGCGCCTGGGGAAGAACGGGTTGAAGGACCCGGTGGGGATGTCGTCGATGACCCGCAGCGACCCGTACAGGTCATCGAGGTGCGCGCGGTAGTGAAGGACCGGTACGTTCAGGATCAGGTTGGGGTCGAACCTCTCCTCAGCCATGATCGGCTCGATGTGGTAGGACCCATCGATCTTGCGGTCAACGGTGTCGAGCACCCGCGCGTCGGTGGTCTCGGAGCCCACGTAGACCCTGAATGTCGGGTCCCCAACCTTGAACCCGCGCCGGCGCTCTTTCGAGTAGCCCTTGAGGGAGAAATGCCACCGAGGCCCGCGGATGATGTGCACGCCCTTCATCCCCTTCTTCTCCTTCGCCCGCTGCTCCAGGAAGTCGGAGGAGGTCCTGGTCTGAGAGACGTAGATCCCGATGCCTGGGATGTCCCCGCCTTCCTCGATGAAGCGGGACTCCATCCGCCGGCTCACGTCGGCCACAATCTCATGGGCCTTGTTCTCCGTCTTCTCGCCCATGTGGTAGTAGTTGAGCTCGTCGGCCGAGCACGCGAAGAGGTTGCGGCCCAGGGCGTGCATCTTCGTCGAACCGGTGATGACCTGGACGCACTTCTGCGGCCAGTGGATGTACTCGCGGCCCATCGGGAGGCGCGGGTACAGGTCCCGGAAGAAAGGCGACTGGTCGAGGAGCACGTCGCGCAGCTCGTAGAACCCGACTTGTTTGATGAGGTTCTTCGTGACGGCGTACAGCCCGAAGAAGAGCTGGGTCTTCTTGTGGAACCCGTAGAACACGGACGGCTCGCGGAGGCAGAACAACCGGCAGAGCTTGTAAGAGAGGACCAACATGGCGAAGGTCGTCTTCCCCAGGCCCTGAGCACCAGTGAGGATCAACTCGTGGATGCCGCTACTCGGGGCGCACACACGTTGGAAGTGGGGCCGCCAGGCCGGGAACAACTCATCCCGGAAGTGGCCCATGTAGTCGGCCGAGTCCAAGAACATGGCGGGCGTCGGAGGGACCCGCTCATAGTCCACGGCGTAGAGCGCCTCCAGGGCCGCCTTGTCGCCCTGAAGCAGCACCTTCTCGGCGCGCATCAGGAAGAACTGCCGCGCGGCCGGCGAAAGGTTCATGTACCGTTCGAGGGACCCCTCCCCGATGTTCGAGAGCACCTGGCGGAAAGACTCATCGCTCATAGCCCACCTCCGACCCCAGGATACCCTCCGGCACACAAGTTCACTAGGTATTTAGTCTCGTCAATACACTAGGAATATAGTGTGCGAGTACCCTACGAAACCCCCCTATTACGTCATCGTGTGCAAGTTCGTACATAACGTCAATCAGTATTGCAACTAATGAATAGCGCGGTTCCCTTACACAAAAGGACGCAGTGAACGAAACTCCTAGTGAACTTGGCTGTTGCCAGAGAAATCGGCTGGCCCGGTTGTAGGGGAAGGAGCGGGGGAAACTGGGGAACGGGAAAGACAAAAGCGGCCCCACCAACCTTGCAGCTGTCGGTGGGGCCTGGTATAAGGTGCGTGTCGCTCCTGTTGGATCAGTTGCCGGCCCGCGCCCCCGACGCGGGCCGCTTCTCTATCCGGTGAACGGTGGTACGACCTCCTCCCAGGAAGCGGCCAGGTAGTGCACACGGTGCAGGACCTGGAGCAAGAGCGCCTTCTTCGGAAGATCCTGGAAGGTCACCTTGTGAACGCTGAAGTCCTCGCCGTAGGGATGATCCGGCCAGGCGTCTTTCCACTCCCGGATCAACTCAGACCGCCTCCGGCGAGCGGCCCGGAGGGAGGAGAACCACTCGTCATGGTCCTCCCCCTCACCATCTCCACCGTTGATGTCTGGGGCAATGCTCAGTCGGTAGAGGTGCACTTCTTCTCCTTTCCCCACTCCGCGTCAGGGCCGAACACCTTGCGCCCGGTGAGCGGCCCGAACACCCAGGCCGCCGGCACCTTGTCGGCGCGGCCGAAAGCGAAGAAGGCACAGAGCACGCCGGCCAAGAAGTCGGCCTCGCTCTCCAGCAGCCCCCTACGAGCCCTCTGCTCGCCCGCCTCCGTGGCGAACTCGTGAAGGGCCTTACACTCCTCGTCCGTGAGGGCCTTCACCCCCTCACGTTGGAGGATCTCATCTGCCAGCTTGTCCAGAGCCATCACTCCCCTCCCCCGTGAACCTTCGCGCAGTCGGCGGCTTCTTGTCCGCCGTGTAGACCAGGACCTGGAAGACGCGCCCGCCCTCATCGGTGATCTCCAGGGCGTAATCGCTCAACGTCCTGTAGCTAACGAAAGTCCGGCCGTCCTTGCCTTCCAGGTGCTTGAGGTTGTCATGCACCCTGTCCGCGATCCAATCCCGGACAGACTTCGCCTTCGAGTTAGTCATCGTGGTCCTCCGTCCGTTCGTAGACCCCACTTGGGCTCTCGATGCGTTGGACCGTGGGGTAGTGGCTTAGAAGCTTGTCCGCCTCGGGCTTGGACACGTGCTTCCGAAGGGTGAGCGTGTCGCCGCACCGGTCGAAACCTCCGCCCACCTTGATGCCGGCGGCGCAGAAGTCACACACGAGCACGAGCTGCCCAGTACTACGCCCCTCCGGGTCCCCTACGAGACAGATGTACTTGGTGGCTACGTGCGCGTCTTCGATGTCGATGGGCCCCTTGCAGTCCTCGTTGGCGCACAAGTACGCTTGGGTTTCGATCAGCTCTTTGATGCTCCCCATCGCTCGCTCCTTTCTGGCCGGCTACCGGCCGCACTCGTCGCATGTCGGGTCGATAGAAATGCTCAGGCCAACTGTGTTTTCCAGCTCGCATTGGAGAAGCCCCTCGGCTTCAGCCGCGAGCTCGGTGAGTTTGCGGCGGGCCGCGTCGGTGAGCGGCACACCGAATGCCTCGTGCTCACTGCCTGGGTCAGGGAACGGCCAGTGCCAATACCCCGGTTCTTCGTAGGGGTCGTACTCGCCGGTGTACAGGGCGAGGAGATGAGTCTCCTCTGTGTCGCGCCCGCGGGCGACCAGCCACACGCCGGGCTTCCCGGCACGTGTGGCGCGGATTCGGATCACAGCATCCTTCAGCTTGTCGGCCAGCCACCCCACCGTCCCAGGAAGAGTGCCGTGACGCTGTACGTTCAGGATGATCTCAGTCATTGCTCGCTCCTTTCGGGGCCGGCCGAAGCCGACCCCTACGACGGCCTAGTTGAGCTCGGCAGCCACGAGGCGGCCAAGGATCTGCGTCCCTTTGAAGAGGCGCGCCGGCTTGCGGCCCCGGAGCTCTCGCGTGAAGGCGCTCTGGAGCGCGTGTAGCGTGCGCCCTTGACAGTCGGTCCACTCCGGCTCGGGCCGGAAGAAGTTGCGGTCCACCTTGGTAAAGGCGGAGCCAGGGAGGATGCCGGCGCGGAAGCCGTCGTAGATCAGGCTCTTGGCCTTCTCCTCGCCCAGCTCCTTCTTCTTGGCCTGGTCCTGGAGGATGACGTAGCCCTTCTGCTGCT